CATTTATATCACATATTTCTAAATTTTTTAATGGTAACATATCTGGTAAAGGGTTTTCAAAAGTTACTATTGGATAAGGTTTAGGTGTTTGCAAAACAAATATTGCACTAAAGTGACTACCTGCATGGTAGTGATATTCTTGGTAGTCCCCTTTTTTATATATGTTAAACCAAGAATTAACACACGTGTAGTTATAGTTTGATTTTAATTCTTTAGCATATATGTTTACTTTTTCTGTCACTACATCTATTAACTGTTTAAATTTAGGATTATTTTTTAATTCATAAGTTCCTAGAGTATTATAAGTATTGCAGTTCCAATTATCACCACCTGTTTTAATTTGATTTTGAATATGCTTACATTCTTTAATCATTTCTTTTAAATATTCTTCTGAAACTAAAGAGTGTGAAGAGAACAAAGTGTTTGTAAAAATTCTTTGGATATTATTCATATTAAAATATTTTACCTTTTTGCCATTCCCAAATAAAAGATGACATTTTTATTTTATTATATATTTCGTATTCCATATTTAAATACTTTAGTATTTCTTCTTTTTTAAAATACTGTTTTATATCGGGTCCTTTATTAAGATGAAATGATTTATTAAAATGCATTTCCAAGAACATTTTTAAATTAGACAAGTCTACATACCAATTTATACAAGAGTTTATTAAATACATACTTTGATAAGCAGTGTGACTAACATCACCTTTTTCTCTAGATATTTTTTCATGGTAAGTTGAAAAAAGTTTATCTAAAGAAATATCTGTCACATCTATATTTTGTCTTTTAATATCATAACAAAGACCTGCTATAAATCTTTCATATGGATCTCTAATAACAGTCCAACAAACTTTATTAAAATTTCTTTTTTCGGAATATTTTGGTTGTAGGTGTTCAATTGTTTTTAAAACACTTGTGCATGCATTTTTATGAATTAACAAATACTGAAAATCATTTGTTTCATAAAACTCTAGATTTTGAAAATACATTATAATCCAAACTCCACCCAACCAGTAATAATATATTTGTTTTGTTTAGGTGGCAGTCCTTTATGTGGATGTGTAAAATAAGCTGGCCACAAAATTAATTTTCCTTGCTCTGGTTTTATTTTTATATCTTGTTCTGGAAAATAAGTTTGCCCTTCTTCAACTGTGTTTAAATACAGTATAAAAGCTAATATACGATCGCTGTTTGCCTTGCTGGTATTTTCACAATGCAACAAATGATAACCTTCGCTAGGTTTTGTTTTTTGTAGTTTTGTATCATATATTTTATGACTTTGTAATTTGTCCAACATTGAATATTTTAAAGCATATTGTGGATAACAATCTTTCCAAAATATTTCTAAAAAAGGCGTGTCATAATATTTTAAATTTATTGATTCATCTTCTACTGAATCTGTATTTCTTTTATGTCTTTTAATATCTTTGTAATACGTTTCTATGTGCTCTTCACAAAATGTTTTTGAATAAGCATTATTAAATATTCCAATATGGTCTACTATTTTCATTTAAAAAATATCTGTAATGTTAATCTTTCTTCAGGAACATTATAGTTTAATAAAGTAGTGCCGTGTTTAGTGTTGCCTTTATTAATTATAAGTTTATTAAATTCTGGTTTTTCAATATTTAATTTATCACCTTCTTTCCAAATATATAAACCACCCCAATCTATGTCCCAATATTTATTTAAATAAATAGTGCAGCCATACTCATAATTGCTATCGTTGTGCATGGGTATGTGACTTCCTTTTGTCCAAATATAAAAATGACCTACTATTTCTTTATCTTTAAATTTATTATTTAACTCTATAAATTTGGATTTAATATAATTTAAATTTTCTTTGTTTATTTCATAAGCTAAAACTAAAGAAGAACCCTTTACAATGTTTTCTCCCCAATTAATATTAGATTTCCATATAGGTTTGTATTCCTGAGATTCTTTTATAATGTTTTGTATAAAATTATTTATAAAAGTCTCGTCTAAAAAATTATTTTTTATAGTAATCATTTATATGGTTGACCTAAGTTCCAAATAACTAAAGAATATCTAGTTCCTTTTGTTACTGGTTTAACTCTATGTTTTACAAAACTAGGAAAAATAACCAAAGATCCTTGAGATTTTATTTCTGTGCAAGTTCTTATACTATGTTTTTTATCTGGTTCATCTGCACCAAAATCAAACTCTAACTCTCCCCCTTCATAATCTTCTGGTTTTGAAAGAACACATGTTACGGATAACTTTCTTATTTTTCCATAAAAATTTTTACTTTCTGGATCATTGTATGGTTCATCCCAAGAATCACAATGCCAACCATAATATTGATCTTGTTTATATTTTGTAAATTGACAAGCCTCTGACCAGTCCCATTGAAAATTCCAACCAGCATTTTTATTTGCTTGGTGAATGTATGGATGTATTTCATTATATATCCACTGATCATTTAACCAAACTATGTTAGAATCTCTCTTCTTTTTTAAATCTTTAAGTTCTGTTTCAGAAAGAATTTCTCCTTTATCTGATTTAGCTTGATAGCCTCCAGTTAATGCTGTTTCTTCTTGTTTTTCACTACCGTATTTAATTAGATCATTACAAAATGATTGAGGTAATACTGATTGAAAATACCAATAATAATATTTAAGATTCATTCTTTATCGGTATAGTATTATACTAAGATAAAATTAAATCAAGAAGACCACTCGTTTTGTTTCTTCCAATAAAACTGACCTTTTAAACCCCATACACCTGGACAAGCAAAACCTCCAGAAGGTTCTTTAATTAAAACTCTACCACTTCCGCCGTTACCACCGTCACCGCCGGGTGAAAAAGCTCCATCGCCTCCTCCGCCAGATCCGTAATTAGTTTGGCCAGCTCCGCCTTCTCCACCACCTTCGTTTGGTGCTCCGTGTCCACCTCCTCCTGGTGGTCTAAAACTATTAGGATTGTTAGATCCGTATTGACCTCCGCCAACTCCACCACCACAAAAAGTTAAACCGAAAGGAGAAAAAATAGGTGAGGGTGCATTACCAAATGTGCTTGGTATAGCTGCTCCGTTACCGCCTGCTCCGTTAGGTGGGCCTGAACCGTTTCCTCCGGCTCCTCCGCCGCCACCTCTGTAAGGCCCTGGTGATCCACCATTACCGCCTTGAGGTCCGCCACTAGCGTCTCCACCTCCAGATCCAGTTGGTGCACTTCTACTACCACCTCCGCCAAAACTAGCTGATAAAGGAGATGAGGCACCTAAAGTTGTTGACCCACCATCGTTCCCATGCGAGTTTGGTCTTGATCCAGATCCTCCAGCAGCGATCGTAATTGGAAAAGCTGATGCTGGTAAAGGGTGTGCTGGTGTAAAGGCTACTACTCCCGCTCCTCCTCCTTCTCCAGTTCCTCCGCGTCCTGCTCCGCCGCCACCAACTAAAGCTACATCACAATCAGCTGCTTTTCCATATGTTAATGAAAAAGAAGGATTTGAAGATGTAATATTATGTATTACTTCTGGTTGTGCTGAGGGCTCGTTAGCAACCCCTTTAACTCCACCATTAATTCCACTTGACATTATATTGTCTCCCAACTTTGAGTAGATGGATTCCACTCATAATTAATATTATTATCCCAAAAATCATAAGCTGTCCACTTTTGATTATTTTCGTCCCAAGATGTTACATAAAATACACCTTTTGTTGGTAATTCTGTTATTGAACTAGATGACCATGTGCTTGAACTAGAATCAAAGTCCCAAAAAGAACCATCGTGTTTAATGCCAATCCAAATACCTCTATTTCTATCCCATCTGATATCATATTTTTTTTCTTCAGAACCATCCATATAATGCAATACAGATGGAAAAGCTAAGGGAGCTTTCCAATTATATTGTGCATTACTGCTGTCCCAATCTTTAAGAACATCTGTACCTCTAACCCAATTAGGATGTGGTTTTGGTAAAACCATCACTACAGGAGGAACCCATTCATTGTCTGAATTTAATGTCCATGAACTAAAAGGTTTTTCTGCTATAAATACATCATTTGTTGAATCATAGGTAAAATTTTTTCCTGCATAATTTTTTCTAAAATTTTTATTGTAAGACGTTTGTTTCCAATAAACAGGTTCATCTACACTTCTAGGTGTAGAAGTTTTTACCCATTCCTCTGCTCCTGTAGATAAGTCTCCTCCATGAGCATTTACATCCTCATTAGAAAAAACTAATACTCTAACTACTTCGTTATTTGATTCTTTTATTTCTGCAAAATGAGCCATATTGTATTTATATTAAAAATTTGTAAAAAAGTCTATGATTTTTTAAAAAACAATACCTGATTAACTCTATATTTATTAAAAAACATATCATTATTTAACACCATTCCATGAAAAATTAAACCATCAAATATAATACATCTATTATATTTTGCCTTAATAGTATGTATAATTTTCCATTTTTCTTTTGGTCTCCATGGATTTGAATGTTCTGATGTGTCTTTTATATTCTTAAAATCATCTCCAATATCTTCGTACAGATTAGTTGCGTCCGCCTCATCTTTATTAAAATATATTAAAGCTGTATAACCAAAATCTTTATGAGGATACCAATAATTATTTTCATAGTCATTAAAGTTTTTATCTATAAATTTAGTTACATTAGTTAAAAAATTATAGTCTTTATATTTAATTTCTTGTCTAACAATATCTTTTAAAAAATTACAAACTTTTTCCAAATCACTAAAATAATTAGCATGTCGTAAATCTTCAAAATGTATCATATTTAAACTATTTTTTTCTTTTATCTTGTGTGGGTGTGCGGGGTTTCTTTCGATAAAATTTAATATTTTATCTGGATGTTTATAAAAATTGTCTATTGTATATATAGTAGAATTTTTGAGATGTTGCTTTTTTACTTCTAATTTGTTATTAAGTTCAAACATACAGATATGAAATTTTTAATCTTTCCTAATTATGTTTATAAGTACACTATTAAGGTAAGTCAACAAGATCAAAATTTTTTAAAAATTATAGCTAAAAATTATAAACAAGAATACCATTACACAACATTTTACAAAGACAATATACTTTTGTTGCCTCAAATAAATGACTTAAAAGAAACATTAGAAAACATATTTGATAAATTAAATTTAAAAGTTTTACATGCTTGGGTTCAAGGTTATGGAGAAGATAATTTTCATGATTGTCACACACATGCTGAATGCATGTATTCTTGTGTTTTATATTTAGATTGTTCAGACAAATCTTCAAAAACTGTATTTTATCATCCTACTCATCCACATAGTGTGATGTACCATGTTAAAAAAACAAATATACAAATTAAACCTAAAATTGGAAAACTAGTTATATTTCCTAGTTATCTGCCACATGTTGTTTTACCTAATAAAGATAAAAAAAGATTAGTTTTATCTGCTAATCTTATTCAAAAGAGTTAGTTTCTTTATTCCAAACCTCTGAGGTAAAAGGTGTGTCGGGTCCTACTTCTTCTCCTTCAGCTGGCGTAAACGTATACCTTTTCCATGTTTGCAAAGATTCGCTCCATTCTAAATCGTCTGTTTCATTTGGTTTAGGAAATGGAGGAGTCCATTCGTTATTAACTAAAGTCCAAGATGCAAAGGGTTGAGCTGGTATAAAAATACTATTTAAATAAAAACCATTTACTTGAGCTTCATCATTTGAATCTAAAATATAAGTTTCCTCTTGATTATCTATCCAAGTTTGGTCTGCTAATACAACATTAGTAATTTTATTATTTTCATCTAATTGGGCGTATTTAGCCATTAAAATTCTTCTCCCCAAGTTCCTGCTTTTTTATTATCGTAAACATCATCTAAAGACCAGACACCAGATGCAATGTAAGCTGTTGCAAAGGGTTTAATAACTCCAATACCATTGTTTCCGTTTCTTTCAGTCGCTTGAGATCCTTGGTTACCAATACCACCACCACCAGCAATAGAGCTAGGAGAAGGGCCACCTTGTGCGTAGACTACAGGTGTTCCTGTAATATCACTAGTTAATCCAGTTCCTGAACTGAAACTAGACCCACCAGCTGCATTTTTTCCGCCTCCACCTCCAGCAGCTCCTGGTGCAGGTGTTCCTGAATTATTTCCTTGACCTGTCGTTCCACTTCCAACAGATCCACCAGAATCTCTTCCACCAGATCCACCAGACCCGCCAGGGTTTCCATTACCGCCTAAAGTCGCTGATCCGCCTCCACCACCAGTAACTGTTGTAGGGCCAAAAGCTCCATTACCTCCAGCAGCACCATTTGAAGTACCACCAGCACCTATGGTTACTGTAAGAGCAGCACCTCGTGAAATTGGGTAAGCTGTGTTTTCAATAGTTCCTCCAGCACCACCACATCCTCCACGATGTCCACCTGTTGGTGCTCCTCCACCGGAACCACCACCAGCAACAATTAATACATGTGCCTCGGTCCATCCGCTAGATGGATGATTATAAGTTCCACTAGATGTAAATGAAGTAGTAGATTGTGCTGAACCTTTTCCTTGTGTAGGACTTATTATAGGTCCAATAATTCCGCCATTTGCCACAGCTAATTACCTCCCCTAACTTAATTCCTCGTAACTTATTGTGATAGTTAAATCAGATGCTGCACCCGCACCCGCTTCTATATTATCTCCTTCTTCAAGATAGATAGATGAGTTTTTATCTATTACAACTAACGTTGCATCAGCAGGAACAGATATTGTGCTTGCGATCATTATCGGTGAGCCACCTGATTTTGTAATTGCAACAGATGCGTCTGCTGCGTTGGTGCCATCGATGTTTGCTATAATAATAGCATTTACTTTAAATACTTTACCTGATGAACTTGCGTTTGCAAGAATTTCAGTTGTTAAAGTTGTGTCTAAGTTTGCTTGAACAGACTTTGCTGTTATTGTTGCTACGTTTACTAAATTTGGTGCGGCCATATTTTATATTCTCCTATCTTTATTTATCCAAAAACTAATGAAAAAGCAACCGCTAATCCAGCAGTGGCAATTTTATTTCCACCTACTTGCGCTTGTCCAGTTCCGTTTGGAGCTATATTTATATCACCATTTGCTCCATCTGTAATGGTAATAGTTCCTGAATTTGTTCCAGAATTAGTATCTAATATTAAATTATGTGCTCCACTAGATGTAAGAGTAGCATCTGCTGCTCCTGTACCTACTCTAACCTCTCCAGTTCCTTTTGGTTTTAAATGAAGATCAACATTTGTTTCTCCACTTGCTCCAAGGATAGGCGGATTACCTGTTGCTGCATTTGTAACTTCTAATTCATTAACTGCTGAAGCTGTTGTTTGAAATATAATTTGTTCAAGGCCATTTTCATCTGCAATAAAATGGGCATCATCTATTTTAATATTAAAAGAATTAGTATCTAAGTCACCACCAAGTTGTGGAGAAGTGTCATCTACAACATCTGATATACCAGTTCCAATTGCAAGGGTTTTAATATCTGGGTTTGTGCCATCATTAGCTGCAGCAAAAACTATTTTATCACCTTTATCTGTTGCTGAAAAAGTAAACGTAGATCCTGAACCAGAAGCATATTTGAATTGAACGGTGTGTGATCCCGAAGTTGAGTTTCTTAAAATATAAAAATTTTGTGCGTCTAATGGAATTGTTACAATTTGATTTCCAGAAATAGTTCCTGTAAACTCGATCATTCTGTGAGCCATAACTGCACCAGTTGATCCATCTGAAACTGACAAAGCAGTAGTTTGAGCACCACCAGCGATTGATTGTTGAGTAAACCCACCAGATATTTGTTCGATGAGTTGTAAATTTGTATTAGTCTTAGTTCCCCATGTACCGGCGTTTTCACCAGTTGCTTGAAGTTCTACTCCTAAAGGTGTGTATGTTGATGCCATAAATTTTTATCTCCTATGCAGCGTCACTATAACTTGTATTTGATCCAGTTGCAACATCCGAATATGTATCATTCGATCCTGTTGAAACGCCACTATAACTTGCATTTGAACCACTGTCAATATTTGCGTAAGCTTGTATTCCTAATACTCCTACGCTAGAAGTTAAAGCGTCAGTAGGTAATCCTTGAGTTACATCAGTAACAGTAAGTGATCCTATAGAAAAACTAGAAGAAACACCTGTTAAGCCGACTACATCAGCAGGTGATATTGACCCTACAGAGGAGGTTGCGGAAACACCTGTTAAATTTAATAATTCAACAGCACCAATTTCTATATCTCCAACGGCAGAGGTTGCAGATACACCAGTAATCGCACTTGGACCAAACTCTAGCCCTAAAGTTCCTATGGCGGATGTTGCAGCTATTCCTGTAATAGGTTCGGTGCTTACACCAAAAGCAACTCCTAAAGTCCCTAAAGAAGAAGTAGAAGATTGTCCAGAAACAGCGAGAGTAGGACTAATTACAAAACTAACACTGCCAACGCTTGTTGTAGCTTCTTGACCAGATAACTCGTATGCAAATTCTAAAGTAGGAGACCCAACACTTGAAGTTAATTCTTGACCTACTAATGGAATAACTTGATCAGGAGATTCTCCCCAAGAATTATCATTCCAACCATCTCTACCCCAACCAACTAAAGTTCCAACATAAGACATAGTTGGAGTTGCAAAAGTTGATTGTACACCTGTTATAGGAACACCTATTTCTGCATCAATATCAAGACTACCAACACTAGAAGTTAAAGAGTGATTGGAACCAATCATCTCTAAGAAAACAGTTATACCAGTTGTTATGGATCCTGCTGAAGCAGTTGCTTCTAAACCTGTAACGGATACTGTTTCATCAGCACCTTCACCCCAATCAGCATTATTCCAAGCTAATCTTCCCCAACCTGTTTCGTTAAATTCTTCTGAATTACCTAAAGATGTAGTAGCGGATACACCTGTTAATGAAACGGTAATGACATTATCTTGCCATTCGTTTGATCCCCAAGTATTAGTACCCCAGGTAGATGCCATAAGGAGTTCCTCCTTACGCTATACGAATGATTGCGTTACTTGCGTCTGCTGTTGGAAATTGAATTGTAAATGTTCCAGAAGAAACTGTTTTGTCACCACCGAAAGCGATTACTGCTACAGCTTTGTCAGATTGTGAATCGTTATAGATTAAGGCACCATTAGCTGTGAAAGATGCTGAAGTATAACTTACATCTGCAAAATCACATACTGCAGTTGATGAGTCTAAAGCTGGAGTTACACTTGTAAGAGTTGCTCCACCTGCACTGTATGCAGATCCAGATGTATTTGAAATTTCATTTGATGTAGAGTAAGCTGTTGTACCTGCACCTAAAGATGCATCACTTGTAAACAAAGCTATTTTAAAAGTATTACCACTTGACGCTGTAAAGTTATGTGTACCAACTAATATTTCTTGTTTAAAGCTATTACAAATTGCCGATGATATTGCCATAATTTATATCTCCTATGGGTTTGCTGAGGTTATCGGTATTCTGACTGCTCCGTCTGTGTAGTCGTCTCTTCGTCTTCTACCGACTTGCTCGTTAGCAAACTTCTGTACCTCTTGTTTATATTTATTTTCATATAATGTCAACATGTCTATAGGGCCTTTTAAATAACTAAAAGCCTCTGATAGACAGCAGTATAATAGCCCATTTGGAAAATTAAGACTGATGTAGTTAGTATCATTATTCTCTAACAATGCAGGAGCTGCATTGTAATGAACTCTAAATTTGTAAGTAGTATCGGGAACTGGAGCAAACATCATTCTTCCAGATGTAGTATCAGATTCTCCTGTAGCACCACCAAACATAGCATAATACTTAGGTTGTCCTCTTTTAGATGATTCTGTTGATGAAACATATTCTTGTAAATATGAAATATCTTTTTTTTCTAAAAAAACATTCGCTCCAGTTGTAGCTGATGTTGAATCATAAACTTGTATTGCTCTAACAAAAACTGCTCCTGCTGGAGCATTAATTGTTTCTTGACCTGCAACTAAATTACCTGTTTGTTGTTTTTTATCTGCATCAACAGGAACATCTCTAAAAATTCTGTATTGTGCATTTAAAATTATATTTTCTAAAACGGCATCTGTTAAAACATTGGAGTCTGTTTCAGTATAACTTTTAATTTGTGTTTTTAATCCTGATGCACTTAATCCAGCCATTATTCAGATCCTTTTTTATGTTTTTTATTTATTTTATCTTGTTTACGACTTGTAACTTCTTCGTATAATTCAAGATGTTCATCCTGTTCTGGACAAGCACATTGTTTAATACCAAATATTTTACAAATAAAATTTTTTAATTTTTTTATCATGGTGTTATTGTAACTGGTCCTGCAGACACAGTTGGTCCTCCTGACTCTTCTGTTATACTAGGTGTTGCACCTAATGTAAATGTATACTTATCTGTTGTGGTTACCGTTATACTAAACCCACTTGAATTTTCGTATGTTGTAAAACCAACCCCTCCAGGGCTACCTAAAACATTTCTAAATCTAACAGTATCACTTGTTGACCTACCGTGATTTGTTTCTGTAACTGTAATTGTTTGTGATCCTGACGTAATAGAAAAAGGGTTATTTTTTAATAATACAGCAACTGCGGGCTCTATTCTATCTGGTCTTACATTTCTCAAAGATATAGAATCACCATTCATTGGTTTTGGTTCTAGTTGTGGTTGTTTTGGTTCAA